AGATGCAATTCTTTATTAGGTTCATACCCATCCCGTAATTTAAATAAAGTAAGAGGATCATCATGGTTTTCCCAGTGAACCATATTCTTCCAAATAGTATGACTTTCTTGAAATAATATATTCTCTGAATCTGTAATTTCTTTTTTTAATTTTTCTTTAAGTATAGCAATTTCATTATCAAACAAGTTAAACGAATTTGTTACGTTGGTTAATTGAGTTTCAACTTTTTCATTATCGGATGGTGAATATTGATTAATAAAATATAAAAACTCAGATAATGAGGAATACGCTTGAGTATATATCGGATCTATTGATAATTTTTCCAATTGATTTTTAAGAAATACTAAATCTGCTACTGACATTTAAAACTCAAATAATGATTGAAAAGTATTTTCTGTATTGGTGGCACTTGCCAAATCCCAATTTAGAACGCTTAATAGGTTATCAATTTTTTGATCAACGATAGTTGATTCCATTAGGCTGTCATCAAATGGTAATTCTTTAAACCATTGCGGTAAACGTTGTTCATCAGTGGGATAACCAATACTAGTCCAACCCAGTGGGTTTGCTTTCAATTTACACACGATAGTTTTCATGCCATCAACAACTGCCATGCTGTAATTATCACCATTCATTCTACGCAAATTATTCCAGTTCAACGCGGCACGAACATGACCGGGAAGATTAGCTTTACCTGCTGCTTCTTCTTTTTTAGTGTATGACGTTAAATTGTTGACACGTTTAGGTGTACCTTTCTCCCATGCCGGACGATCTTTGAATTCATACTTAAACTCAAGGATACGTTCAATTATTTCTGGTCGTTCCGTTCCTGTGAGCACCTTTTCCAAAATCTCATATAAGAAATCTTGTACAACTTTGGGAGTATCACTACGCTTTAGATCTAATCCCATGGCTTTAATTTTGCCTGGTTTTCCATCTACATCCAGTCGCTTGCCTTCTAAGTCATAAATCAATACAGCATACCGTTTCTTAGTAATAAACAAACTATTTGATGCTACTAATTCACGTCCTGCTTTAATTAATTCACCCGCTTCCCGTGGACAATGAAATGCTTGCTCCATGAATGCCGGAAATGATTCATTAACTTGATCGGCGATACTGTCATAAAGTTTAATACAGATTTCTTTATTCCACTCCATGGTACCCTTGGCAAATTCATCCTTAACCGCAGGCCATGCTGTAAAATAACATGAGTCGGTATCACCATATATAATGGCATCGCCTGCATGATCATTTACTCCTAGGATACACTCATTGATATAACCTGCCATATGTTTGGCAATGCTTCTGCCGGATAGTGTAGTTGACTGTCCAATACGCTTGTCAAAGAATCGGCAATGTGGATTCAAAATGGCACCGTACAGACTGTTAAGGTTAATTTTCTTAACTAACTGTCGCTTGTCCCAGAACGCAATTTCTTTTGGATCGGTGGCTGCTTTCTTTTTGGCTTGAAGTTCTTTTCGCTCTGAATACCAACGCTCCAGTAATCCCGGAACAACACCCTTACGCTCATATGTAACTATAGTTCCATTGGCAGTCAACATCCATGGTTGATTACTGTTAAACACCATGTTCCAAATTTCTGCGGCAGAGTGTACTGAGTTGTCTCCTCCTTGCCAGTCAATGGTAATTTCTGTTCCACGGTTCTGTTCCATAACAGCTGTATATTCCAATGATGCGAATATTCCTTCCCATGCTGCCGCAGGTGTCTTACCTTGAGCAATAAGATCATCAAGATATCTGTCTGTCATCACAGGCCGTAACTGCCCCACCACTGTTTCCATCCCCATATTCAACGCACGAATAGCAGATGGATACAGTGAGTTGATATCAACTGCGCCAATCCATGGATGTATTCCTTTTTTAGGATATGCCACATACGCTCCTGCTGCTGCGGTATCTTCATCCAATGATTTTGGTTTACGGTTAGGTACTACAAGTCCACGTTCATGTGCTTCGTTGATAATTGCCTGTTCAGTTACTGCCACCGCACTCATGGTTTTTGGTATAGTCACTGTATTAGCATGTGCCAATTCATTGGCAAGATCTAAGAATCTTAACTTTGCGTCAAGTTTATTCAAAATCATTGTGTCTTGTCTGTTATACTCAATAAACTTTTTAAAGTTTTTATTATATAATTGATCCAGAGTACCTTCATACTGTGTTTTATGTTCGCCAAGTTCATATTCAGCAATCGCATCTAGGCTATAACTGTGCCGTTCCTCGTATGTATACTGACGATATAATTGCATATAGTCCATATGAATACGACCAACTAAGTCATATGTTGTACTTGTTGCGCCATAACGTTCAAAATCACGAGCCTTAGGATGTTGCTCCCATAGACAAAATCTACGAGTATCATTTTTGCTGAGTACACGAGTTATACGATTAACAGTATACGGAATATCGTATCCCTCACTGTTCCAGCCTGACAATACATCAGCGTCTTCAATTAAATCTAAGAATACCTTGAACATTTCTTTTTCATTTGCGAACACAATAGTATTTTCAAAATCAGCGGCTATTTCTATTGCTGTTTCCATACTCATATGCTTAGGTGGTATTACCAATGTAATCAACTGCTCAATCCATTGAAGGTAAACAGATATTGCTGTTACTGGATTAAATGGATCTGAGGTTGGTGAGAAACCTTTGTCTTTATGAAAATCTACCTCAATATCAAAAAATGCCGCATGTAATATAGGAGCATCTTTGCCTTTATAGTTTTCTTCTAGACATCGGAATACCGGATTAATATCAGATTCATATAGTTGCTTTCCTTGATGCATAGCAACTTCCTTGCGAAATTCCTTTGAATTGCGTGGGGCAAACCTTTTTACTGGAGTTCCATAAATTGATTGGAATTTACCCCTAGGATCATCGTAGTAATATACATAATTGGCAGGATATTCTTTATAAACTCTCTTACCATTTACACGTTCTACTACGTGTATGAGATCTGTATCCTTGGAGTATAATGCATCTACATAACTCACTTACAGAGTTTTTCCTGTTTGTGTTAAAATAGTTTCTAACAAACTATGATCCTGCTGTTCTTTACCAAATTCAGCCTTATGAGCAAGTTTGATTGCTTTTTTTAGGATACCAGGTTTAATATCCATTTCCTCTGCCACTGCTTTTACAGTATCGTTTAATCCACCTGTTAGGGTTTCAATTTCCATCATAACCTGCATACCTTCGTTAATCATGGCTTCTAACTTTTTGGTTTGTTCACCTGAAAATGTTCTGTCTGACATGTAATTCTCCTTTTGTAATATATCTATTATAAACTAATTATTACTTTATACAAGGGAAAATGGTAAAATGGGGGTTACTTTATCCCCCGCCCACTACGCGGGGCAGTTCAATTGCACGGACGCCTTTACCGCAGCATCAAACGTCCCTAAGGCAGGGTTCTTAAAGTAGGCGCATAGGGATTACGCTTGTAATCACTGTCATCGCCTTCTTCTTGTTCAGGGTATACTGGATAATTATCCATTGCGTGCTTCCCAATTATAGTCAATATTTACTACTACTTGATTTTTGTCTGCGTAATACTTAGCCACATCAAACTTCTCATCTTTGACTTTTACCTGTTTACTACTTCCATCATCAAAGTAAATTGTCCACAAATAATATTGTCCTGGCTGTAAATCTGATTTATCTTCATTTAATAAATTAGTGTATATACGCTTGGCATCTTCATATACTTTTGGATTGCCAATGACATTATAGCCTGCTGACATTGCCCAAGTTAAGAAATTAGGTGATTCTCCCAGCTCAAACTTATCTTTGCCTTTGTGTTTGGTTTTACGATCTAATCCCTTTACTTGTGATTTAAAATCATTATCTTGATGTTTACCCGCACCTTTTGCCACTGATTGAGCAAATTTTGCCACGGGATTTTTCGTTGCCATGGGTGGTTTTGTCATGGTAGCATTCTTTGCTGCTTCTGCTTTTACCAGATTATTTCTATTAGGATTACCTTTAAAACGATCCGCCTGTCTTAGTTTTACTGTTTTATGTTGTTTTAACTTGGTTAGCGGATCAGACCGTACTGTCATATTTCCGGCAATACCTTCTTCCATTGAACCAAACCCTTGACCAGCTCTAGGAGCACCTTTTTGTGTACCTTTATAGTATCCACCGAACTTTGCGCCAGAAGGATTATGCGCTGCTGTATCCATATCTTCTTCTCGCATTTCTTGCTTGATTTCAATTTTAGCATCGGGATATTTTAATTTTACAGTTTCAGCGAATCTTCTTGCTTCTTCGGCAGTAGCATGATGTGTCTGTGAGTTACCATTGACATAAAGGGTAAACCGATTTGTTGCTTCAAAAACTGATTGATCATCAGCTTCTTTGACATGTTTCTTTTTATTTTTGTTATCAAGATAACCACGCTTGTTGGCTGTTGCCCATGCTATGTTTTCGGCATCCTTGCTAGATTTACCAGCTTTCTTTTCGCTGGACTTAATGTGACTGATCATGCGATCAACCTTGGCACCTTCAGCCACACCTTTTTTTGGAATAATGCTTAATACAGTGGCATTACGACGACGAGCCCATTCTTTGGCGGCTGCTTCGCTGGCAAATTCTTTTGTCCATGATACACGTTGATCTTGCTGATTATATCTATATCCATGCGCCGTTACTGTTGCGGAATTATCCTCATTTACTTTTTTTTTTGTTTCTTGATTTTTATCAGTTGAATCCTTGGTTTTATCCATATTCGCCAGCTGCTTTAATCGCTCCAGTGCTTTTCTAAATTCAGGAGTACCCATTTCACCGGCATCGGCATCAATCTCATCATCATCTGTTCCTTCTGATATTTCGCCACTTTCACCTGGTTTAATTATAGTCACAGCACCATGTTTGTTTGGCTTAGATGGTTTTTTCCATGCGGCACTTTTGGCAACTAATTGCTGTAGGTACTCGGATAACCGTCTTTCAATACTTTCTAACTCTTGCTCATTTGTGTAGTTAAGGTTCAAGTTATCAACAACATCATGCATTGTTTGAGCTTTAGATGATATTTCATCTGCCCCGCCAAATTTATTGGCTGAACGCATGGCTCTGGGTTCTGTTTTATCTATACTCTTTAGTAGATCCTTAATACTTTTTAGTCTTTGTATTTTGCCTTGTATTTCATTGTACGATGCTTGACGTGGGCGGCCGGGTCTATCAAAATTAAGTGGATCTTCCCCTGATTTTGTGGCAGCTACAGGATCTTTATTCTTCAATCTATTCAACCATGCATCAGCATCAGCACGATCTGTGTCGGATGGAATACTTGGTTTTTGACCGCCAGCTTTTGGTAGCTGTGATCTAATACTTTGTAATTTAGCCAATTGACTCGGTGCCAATATTTCATCCAAATTCTGCTCATCATCTTCTTCAAAGTTTAACTTGGGTTTTTTAAATTTAGTAGTAAGCGCATGTGCCTGACGACGATTCACCAGTCTAGACCCTAACTTAGCACCTAATTTGGCACTTGTTTTTTCATCAAGTTCATGATCCTGCGTTTGCTGAGCAACAGAATCTAAGTATATTTTATATATCCAACCAAATGGGGTTTTAGCTGGGTTACCTTCGCCATCAAATGGACTCCGACCCCAATACTGTGGACTTGCTACCCAACTGCCTTCATTGTCCCCTTGGTTATCTCCGGGGTTTTGATTAATTAAGCTATGGGTTACACCGTATTTGTGATTCCCCCCAACCTCATCTACTACAGTAAGGCCTGCCTTTTCGGCAGCAGATTTCCATGAGTTAAAATCAGACCAGATATATTCTTTGGTACGCTTATCGTAAATTTGTGCTCCAAATGGTAACCCAGATTCGTTAATTAATTCTGAGTCATTATCATCATTCTCAAATAGATCAAACAAATTCATTATGCTTCCTCAATATAATCAGCAGATTCGTCGGCTGCTTTCTGTGCCTTGCGGCGTGCCATGTACATTTCCAATGCCATTTCACATTCATCTAGACTGCTGAATCGTCTTGGTAATTCTTTTCCGGCACGACAAATACGAAATCCATCACGTTCATCACCGTGTATTTCAACTAATACTGATCCACCACCAAGCCCAGCTTCTCCCTCAACAGGGACATGAACTGTTTTAACCGGCGCTGACTCACGACTTTCAGCATAGGTAGGATTTGTTAATCCAGCCGATGCTTCTCCACCAGCAGGAGTTTGATTTGGTTCTTCGTCTATTTCATATTCTTCCATATGTTGAGTACGATGGCTTGGCTTGGCTTGTAATGTTAAATCTCGTAATTCTCGTTTTTTAAGATCTAGATCTTGTTTCTTTTTTGCTATTAGATCACGATCTTGGGCAAGTTCTTGTTCTGTAGAATGTAGGTAATCAGCCAAGCTTCTCTTGACTTTTGACAGTACATCTTCTTCCATTGTATCTTCGGCAAACTCTACACCACCCACCATAGGTGTAACATCTTCGTTATTTTTTCTTAGGTTATTGAAAAGCACAGGTTTCTTTTGCTTTGTTTCTGTAATTGGTTTATTATCCTTTGGAGAAATACGCCCTTCAAGGATAGCCAACCGCTCAATTATACTGTGCATGTCGTTTGTCATTATGCTCTAGCTTCTTTTAAAAAACTTGATATCATCCAGATATACTTGTTTGTGGCAGTTAATCTTTCAGCGATAAAATTTGCTATGTCTTGCTTATTCTCTGCTTCTGCAGCAGCAAAACATTCATTAAGAAGTTCAATCATGACTTGAGAATCACTTAATAGTTCCTTTAGCATTAACTCTGCCCTAGGCACTTTAGTTTGATCCTGTATACGAGTTAATTCATTGTAACGAGATAAACTACCTGGTGTATATTCTCCAAGAGTTCTGATAAACTCGCCAAGCGGATCAACGGCAGAATATGCATCTTCGTAAACTTTCTGAAGAAATTTATGATATTGGTAGAAATCTTTTCCTTCTACATTGAAGTGAAAAAAATGAGCTTTCAAATAATAACTGAAAGTACTGGCCAATAAAGTTTTCATTAAATCTGGTAGCATCACTTGTTCCGTTTATATGTTTTATAAGAATCAGGCGTATTAGGCGTCGGATTCTCATTATTAGTATATTTAGTAAAAAACAAACTATCTTGAGGAATTCTTTTCTGGATAGAGCCCAGTGGGGCAGATATAGTGGCAATACTACCCGAACTGGTGGAACCAGATGATGCTTCTTCGGTAAGATCTACAGGTTTATACAATTTCATTATACTATCCTAAAATGCGTATTATCTATTATTTCAGCGGAGCCATGGGCTACCGTTAAACTACCTATCTTTAAACTGGCTAAATTTGGTGACAATAACTCATAATGTATAGTGTAATCATCGGGCTCAGCTTCTATTTGTAAATTCTCTTCTAGTGTACTGTCTGTCCATATCCAAGTACGCTCACTAAACAGTTCGTCATTAACATATAACCGGTAAATGGGGCTTACTCCCTCCCATTCACAATCAATATTACTCAGTATGCGTACAAATTGTTTCATACTGTATTTAGTGGATTACTAATTAAGAGTTATCATCTTAGTATTCATCAGTATAATTCTTCCAGTCTGCTGGATCACTGGATGATCTATAGAATGTTACATCTCCTGTTTCAAATGTTATATTGGGTATTTTTTTCCATGAAAATCCACCGCCTGTTTCATAGATATGATAGGGAATATCAATTATGTAGATTCCCTCAGAAAATTTTCCAGCAACATAAACATGTTGTTCATGGGAAGAACTTACGGGGGTACACTCAATGCCATTGTTACCTAGTACATCACAGATGGCATCAGCCAGAATATGACATATTCCACCACCTGCATACGTATCAACATTTGTTTCATCCCAGTCATCATACTCTTGTTGAACTTTGGGTAGTATCATTGGTATTAAATTTTTAGCTTGATTGACAGATGGCAATTGTTCATTAGCATCGTCTTCATCTTCTTCTTCGGATACACCTTTTTTCCATGGTGTTATTTTGTAAATAGTATATGTATCAACATCATGGGTAGGATTTACAGCTTGAAATTGATTTCGCACATCTTGTAGATTATCACCTGAAATTACACCTCCTTCTCTATCGGGACTATTAGTTATTCTATACTTTCCTGGTCCTTTATCCTGTTGTGTCGGAAGTTCTCGTAACCACTCAATTTCAAGGGTGTAAACATCTTTGGTTGGATGTCGTTTTTGAATTTTATCTATCACACCCTGTAAGCTATTACCGGCAAATTCTTGAGTAACACCTTTGTCACGGTTAGTCACTCGGTATACTCCTGCCCCTCTATCTTTATTTTCAGGCCAAATTTTACTTTTTAATCTCTGATTAACTTCACCCTGAAAGAATGGACCAGTCATATATTGACCTGATTCACTGATTAAATTACTATTTAACTCTGCTACCCATTCTGGATGTGCTTTAAAGTCTTTATTTCTATAACCCCGTGGGAACAAGTGTACTTCCACTGGATTATCACCTTCTGCAGATTGAATAGCCATCATACGATGACGACCATCATGCCCCACCACACGGGCAGGTTTATCTGTAATTCCTTTTTCCCATTCTTCTGGAATGTCTATATCTAAAAATGGAGCACCTATGCCAGTATTGTCTAGTTCTTTTTTGATATAATCTATTTTCTTGTGTTCGGCTGGATTTAATCGCAACGGTAATCCTAATTTTAAAAATGTACTGGGTTTCATTAATACATTCAACCCTTTATATGCAATATTTTGATTATTTGGGGTAGATCCTAGTCCATTAACATTATCAATTTTTAATTCATCTAGGGTTGGTTCCCATCTCATTGGTTTAGCACCTTTGGCTATAGGCATAAATCCTTGCCTTTTGTAGAACCTTGTCAATGCTGCTTGGCTTATAATCCCTTTGTCCCATGGGTATAATGTTAATTTAATACCTGATTCTTGTGCCTGTCGTTGTAACTCTTTAATAGCACGACTACCTACACCTTGTCGTTTTTCAGGACCAGCCATGATCCAATCTATTTCCACGGTATTATCATCTATTGCTGGCTTAGGCTTAAGTTTAAAAGCAGCAAATTGTTGGTTTTCTCCTTCACCCCACACCATAACTTTGTCCGCTTGTCCATATGGCCAATCAAGATACTGGCTGTATACATTGTCAATAAACTGTTGTGCGTTGGATTTTGTAATATCTTCTTTGATATTAATGTTTTCTTTTACATGTTTTTTCAAAAATGTATCGGCAAACTGCTTACATAATTTTTTAATTTTTGGATTGTTAGTTTCTATACTAGAATCAGGATTTTCTTCTGGGTTTTTGTAACCACAATAGACAAATTTAACACCACGACTATCTAGAAGTTCTTGGCAATCTTCTCCATATCTGTCTGGATGATTTGGATAGTGGCTAGTATTACACGGACTTAGGGTAGTTACTACTATTGATCCTTTAGGAAGTTTACCATATCCCTCTTCATACCGATCTATAGCGTCACGCTCGGCATGAATACGCTGGTTACCATAAAGATAGTTTAATCCGGTGGCTAATCTGCCGGTAGGATCAATAACAGCAGCCGCTACCATTCCATAAAAGTCAGGAGCATCTTTTTGACCTTTAGAAACTTTATCGCATAAATCCAATAATAATTCATCCAGTTTATCACGACTGAATGCTAGCTTTGGTTGTATGAAGTCATTGAGAATCATATTAGTGGAACATTAAGAACTGATTTTGTACATCGTGTCTTGTGGCTCCAAGATCACCATGACCAGCTGGGAATACCACAACATTCCACTTTGCTGGAGCATAGACTGACACTTTTTTAACTGTACCATCCGACATAAGTTTGTCTTTTTTACCTATTGGACGCGGTTCTTTTTTCTTAACCATTTGGTCATATGTAATGATAGACTTTGGATCAACATTGTACTTTGATGCTAACTGTTGCTTAAATTGTGTCCATGCTTTATTACTTTTAACTTGGGTACGACCAGCTTCATCTTTGATATATTTGCCCTTGGCATCGGTCACAAACAAGTCACGGAACATATCTTTTGGAATAACTAAAGTTCCTTTTACATTATTTCCAGCTGACTTGTATGTATCAACTTTGTTAATTTCACGCTTCTGCGCTCCATTGGCACTGAAATTTGCCAAAGTATTGGCTGGCTTGTCTGGATCAGTTATAATATCACCATTTTTACTGTAAAAGTAAAAATTAGCATCTGGGTTAGCATTTTGTACTTGTTTACTTAAATTCCAATATTCTTTACTAAAGTAATCGCCGGCATCATGTATACGAACTTCCAACTTAACATTGTTTTTCTTTGCTTTTATTTTAGCTTGCTTAACTTCACTGTCAAACATTGCCATATATTCTTTTGGATGATTAACCAAAAAGTTTAACGCCCGTGCCGATGACATTGATGAATCTGGAAACATGACATATCCACCCTTGCGAGCATAGCAATAATGCTGACATTCTTCCGCACCAGGACAAGTTGTTATTTCCACAAATTCACCAGTTTCTTCATCAACTACCATTCCGCTCAACGCTGGTAAAGTCAAGTCATAGGTAATGGTACCTTCTTTTTCACCCTTAATCATTTTGGCATTTTTACCAAATAGTGATTGAGGCGGTGTGGTAATTTGATTTTTTAAATCATCAAGATCCCACTCTGATGTGCCATCTGCTTTTACAATAGCTTTGATATTACTACCATGTATAATTGGATTGAACCGATCTCTTTTTGTTTTAGTGTCAGTTTTAATACGATTCAGATAATCCTGCATATCTTGCTTAGCCCAAGGCTTTTGTGGGGCATCAATTTTGATAGCTTCGCCAACCTCTTGATTTTCTATGTGAATAGGTTTAACTGGAAATCCACCTAGAGTATAGGTTTTTTTAGATTCAAAAATAAGTTCATGTATTTTCATGGTTGGTTTCTTTTTAAATAATGCCAGCTCTTCTGTCATTCGTTGAACTAACCCATCTGGACGCAGTTCTTGTGGATGACCCTGACTGTCTGTGTTTAACAGAAAACTGTTGGCTGCTTTGCCCAATGCTCCAGGACGAACATCCACTGTCAGTGCCATTTCATAGCGTGGATCATGGGCTTCGGCTGCGGTGGGAATATAACCACTGGCTTCGTTCAAAAAACCTTCTTCTACATCTTTTTCGTTTTCCGCACGGCTTAACTCGGACAGGCGAGTCAACATTTGCATAGTTGGGCCGGATGGGTCTCCACTTGTATCACCAGTAAATTTCTCAACCGCATTAAATAAACGCCGGAAGGACATTGTCTGTTCTCGTTTAAGGTCTTGTGGTCTTGGATAAACACCCTTTGCGTTTGGCTCGCTAGGTATCCGCTCATTGGCCATTGCCGTTATGCGTTCATGTTTTTTATGCAAATCTAAAATATTTTGTGGAATGTCTTGTGGATTAGGAATATAGCCACTAGTTTCTTTTAAAGATTCATTTTGCTGTGATTGTTTGATCTGCTGGTCAGCATACCAAATTGGTTTCCATTTAGCAGCCAAGTCATTCTTTAATTTTACTGTGCTATTTCCATAGCCATTTTTTTGCATGTAGCTGATTAATGATACTGCGCTTGTCCTATCACTAGAATGAGGTTTTCTAGCATTACTAAGATCTACACCCATTCCATTATCTTCATTTGAGCTACTGTAATACATTAAGTTTCTTAATTGTTTTTGGGCACGATCACTTAATTGTTCTATTTTATTTTTTTCAACTAATTCAACCCACTGTTTAACACTATCAGATGGTTTTCTTGAAGATCCAATTCTTGAGGGTGTTGATCCCTTCAATACATCACTAGCTTTTGATGGACTTTTTGCTTTCCTTTTGTCCAGCAACCTCCATGCTGCTTCATCTGTATAAAAATACACAGGTAACCCCCGTTGTTTTGCCGATATCATAAGCTGACGAGTAGAGGGACTTTTAACTTCAGATTGTTCTTTTAGTAACACATGAACTTCTGTAACGGCATTAATGGGTATTTCAGGAGTTTTACTAAACACTCTATCTTCGGATTCTCTAGATCTGGTTCCATTACTGTGCAACCATGATCTTTCCCAGTAATCTATTGGTTTGACTATGTATCTTGAATTAAACCAGTCACCATCTAACTTAAATAATACCGCACCGGTACTTACCCAACGATGATAATCTCCTGTAACTGTTCTGGTAAGACTAAGAAAATAAGGATGTCCAGCCGGAGCATACTGTTCTTCACTACGATTACCAACTACGCTAGATAATTCAAAATTCCCTGATGATAATATTTTTTTTGCTGCGTAAGTGTCGGTATAATGAAACAACACACAGA